TTGGGAAACTTGTATTAGGAAATAAATTTTTAAAAGCAGAAGGACCAACTACTATTGTTCCGTCTAATTGCTTACGATATTCAGTCATGTTTTCAAATTAGATACATATAATTCTAAAGGAATTAATTATTCAAGTGTAAACTAAGCATGGGCGTAGTAGATGTATTTTTGTGCAACGCCATTGATAGAGTCATTAGTACCACCTATATTACCTACTAAATCAAAACCTGTTGAAGTAGGAGCACCATAATCAGTTGAAGTTGATTGAGCATCAGTATTATCAAGCATAAGAGATTTATCATTACCTGATCCCCATCCTCTTACCGTATCAAAAACAAACCAATTGTACCCTGCACCACCAGTAGTAATATTTTTTACAATTAAAAATCTCGGTTGGAAACCTAAGTTTATGGATACTGTAGAATCAGAACCGTCATAAGAAGAAATTTTGCTAATGCCGTCACTACTGGCGAAGAGCATGGCTATGTAAGTATCTCCAGTATTGTTAACTCTATTACTTGTTCCTATTGTGAACTGAGTGGATGTAGGCTCCGTATCATTAAATCTTCCACTTTCCTGATTTTCAGCAATATCGGAGTTTAGTTCTAGTTCATACTGAGCAGGGTTAGTACCTCCATTTAAGCCCTCATGATAAACTACCCAATTTCTGTTAGTACTTCTATTCTTAATCCACATCATTTGGGGTTTTTGTGAAAGGCTATGTGAGATTTGGCGACCTGCAACACCGTCCCCTGTATAAGTCACCACATCAAAACCAGCGTGGCGTTTCCACATATAAGCTTGATTGTTTGAAGTGTACCCACTGTTTGAAATACAGCCGATATTAGAATCAAAGGTTGCATCACTATATGAGGCTTCTTCGTCCATTTCGTTTGTCTTTAACCAGTTACCTTGAATAAGTCTTGCCATTACTTCCCAATTGCTCGTACTTGCTGGTTGTTTATTGAAAACAAAGTCAACAGGGAAATTACTTGTAAACGAAGGGATAGTACTACTACTATTACCCGTAGCCATAGTGAATACATCCGTACCTGCCTCGGCTGGCTTGCCAACGTATCCATCTGGGCGGCGTATAGCTACATATATCATTTCTGCATTGTTTAAATTACTAATTGTCTGTCCATAACGTAATTTAAATCCAGTTGCTGTTAGTTCAATCGTTTGTCCAGCAGTTGCAGCATCATTATTAAGATTAGGTCGCAAGTATTTATCACTTCCACCTGTTGGTATGCCTCTCATAGTATCAAAAATACCCCAGTCGCCATTAGAGTCAGCCCTTTTCAACATGATCCAAGACGGCTCCCATCCCAAGAAGATTTCTGGGCCTGGATCTGTACCATTTCCGATGTACGAGCCGCACTTGATTACGTCTTGATCCTCTGTGTCTCCAAAGACATTTGCTGATGTATCGTCAAAAAGACTATTATTAGTTGTTACTGCTGGATCACCATTAGCGGTAATTGTTCCAGGGGTTACAGTCGAAGCTGTTGTAGTAGAACCGTTGCAACATAAAAGTTTGACATTAGTTGCAATTGCACCTTGAGAAGTTGTTGTTAAAGGATCGCTAGGAACATTAAAGTTAGTTTTATAAAGTGCTTGATCTTTTGTAACTCTTACATTAGAAACCTTTCCATTAATATAACCACCACCCGAAACATTACCTCCAATATTAAAACTACCATTACCAGCGTTTAACGAGATGGTGAAACTATGCTTTAAATCTCCATCAACAAAAAGTCTTGTAGTTGAACCGTCTTTAGAAAAAGCAAAGTGATGCCATTCAGTAAGAGAAACAGTACCAAGACTTTTATGTTGAACAGTTGTACTTGCATCATTATAATAAAATCTTAAATCGGTACCTACATATTCCAAAGTCCAAGTGTTAGTAGAGGCATTATTATTACCAGGCCATTGACCAAATATTGCATCAAAACCAGCACCAGTTAACGCATCAATATTGAAAAAACATTCTGCTGTGTAATTTGTACCAATATCCCAAGCAGTACTATCTGGAATAGATAAATAATCACCCGACCCATCAAAATCAACAGCTTTGTCGGCTGTGGACTCACCTCCTGCGAATAGGTAGGCTACATAGGTGTCGCCGCTAGCATTTGTCGAGTCGTCAGTACCGAGTTCAAAAGTAGTTGCTGTGGGAGCCACACTGTCAAAAATCGAATGTACCGAATTAAAACCAAAATCCATATTTAGCCTACCCCTGTAGGCCGCAGGAGTAACACCTTTATTGGCTCCTCGATGGTACACATTCCAATTACCACTACTACTTGTATTCTTCACCATCATCATTCCAGGTATACAACCTAACGAATGAGAAACAGTTTGTGAACTACCTCCGTTTCCTGTGTAGGTAACAATATCAAAAAATCCTTTAGCCTTGCGAAATGTCCACGAGACGTATTCAGCTACTGATGAACCTTGTGGTGCCCCATTCACACCTGCGTCAGATACTACAGTAAAACCATTATCATTAAAAGCACTTAACTTATTATTATCAGTCCCTTCATCATCATCGACATCAGTGCTTAAATATTTCCCAGCTCCTCTTTCAGTATCAAATAAATTATGACTTTCGGCAGCATTTCGTTTTTTTATCCAAGTTAACGCTCCTTTACCAGACGCATTAATTCCGTTATTTATAGATAAACTTGATCCAGTACCCTCATAAACATACGTGCTAAACACATCGTCAACGTATGTCTTGCTACCTGCAGCTCCAGCCGCTGCCTGCATTAGGCGTTGTGTTTGTAAATCCATAGTTAATTTACGTAATCGACAAGTGCTGAACCTCTATACCTAGATCCACCGTCATCCGTAACAAACATAAATAGATGTGTTTTACCAGTCGTCAACGTTGGTTCGGTATTTGCATTCCATTTTACTTCAGAAGGCCATGCAACGGTACCAGAAGTGTGAGTCAATTCCAAAGTAAAGGCTGTAACTTCTCCTGAAGATGCAGGATTACTAAAGGTAAATGTGCTATTTCCTGATATTGTTTTAGTAAAATAATTAGACGTACTTAAATCTAAATCTAAAGCTGCCATTGCAGTAGCAACTTGAGCTATAGATCCTGTGAACTTTGAGCCAGCCGACGTTGTTTCAAATTTTTTTCCAGCATTGTAATATAACTCTACATTTCCACTACGATTACATGAAATATTCGTATCCCAAGCACCTGAGTCTTTATTGCTTATAAAGAAATTACCATTATCGGTTGCACCTATTTTCCATTTATCAGCATTATCATCAGCTTGGTCAGGTTGAATATCAATTTGAGCTATCCCACCTTCGTCACCAATTACTTTAATGCCAAGGGAGTGGGTTTCAAAATGTTTAACGCTATCGTAATATAACTCTACGCCTCCATCCTGAACAAATCTTGCTAAAAACTCATCATTAGCAGCATTACTAAATTGAATAGTATTACTAATAACATTAAAATCCCCTGTTCCATCATCTTTTATATAGCTATGAGATCCATCGTGATATAAAGAAAATCCATCTGAATCTGTTCCAAATACTGCTTTTGCATTGTCATTAAAGATTAAATCATCTGCTGACTTATCCCAAGTTACATTTGCGGCATCTCCAGTGAAAACAACGTCTCCCGTGAATGTACCACCTGCAAGAGGCATTTTTGTACTATCAGTTGAACTATCAGCTACCCATCCAAGGTTCCCAGAACCATCTGTTTTAAGGAGATAATTTGCAGTTCCATCAGCCGCTGGTAAAGTCCATACAAGACTACTAGAAACAGTAGATGGAGCTTTGAAGCCTACATAATGTGTAGAATCAGCGTCACCGAGACGTATATCACCTTGATGCCGTGTTTGTAATAATTCAGCTTTAGTCTGTGTCATCTACTCTTCTAAACTTTGCGCTTTATATATAATTTTACGCTCTAAAAACCTACTACCTAAAAGACCTCTCTTCTTTCTGTATACCAAGGATCTTCTATAGAACCTTCTCCTGACTCATACTCAATGTGTTCGCCACTGGTAGGTATGCCTGTTCCACTCTCGACGTATGAAGAACTTCCCTTGGAACGACTTTGCCATTGAGATGCTAAATCCCTAGCATTCCCCCAATTGGCCATTACTGCTGGAAAATCTGTGTCACCCATTATGCACCAATACTAGCTAAAAAATGATCCACTTTATCTGTAATACCTAGTCCTTGTGACTCAGCATTCATTGAGTTGGTTTTTTCAGCCGCTCTCATATTTGCTTCTGCATAAGGAGCACTTACTGCTTGTCCTTGCGTCGCATAACCACCAGGCAACCCCTCCTGACGACGAGGATCACCCAAATCCGCCATATCTAACCCTGCGGGATCAAAACCTGCGCCACCCATTAATCTTTACCTATTTTTATTAATTATAAAGCTATAACTACCTTCCCCTAGCAGCTTTCCATTCTCTATGTTTTTGCTGGAGAGCCCATAGCTCATCATCAGTAAAAGCACCTGAACTTCTAGCTGGACTGTTTTGAGTTCTCTGTTCCCATTCTTCTCTATCTGTTAAAAAATTATCAACTGCCTCAGATAAGTTATCTTGTTCAATTTCTGGTTGAAGATGCTTAGGACCAACACCAGTTATTAAATGCTCAGGACCCCTATTCTCCCTTATATGAGTTGGTAAGGGTTGATAATCATTAGGAAGATTATCTAAATTAGCAACTACAGGCTCTGTAGAATCTCTATCTAAACCTTTATAAAACCTGTCAAATTGCTCTTTTCCGTATTCATTAGCTGCCCAATAAGCAGGAAATCCTGAGAGTGGAACCATAGGTAAAACCGCTTCACCAGCTAAATATGCTGGTACTCCTAATGCAGTTCCAGTTACGTTTCTTCCAATTGCCTGAACAGGAGACATACCCTCACCCCAATCCATAACACTTCCAAAAGCTGTATCAAAAATAGGTCCAGCTTTTATAACTCTCTTTAAAATTGGATTATTTGATCCTGCAAATCTTGTAACACCTTGTGGGAGACGTCCTCTAACTCGACTCAAGAAAGATTTAGGAGCACTAGACGCTACATCTACAACTTCACCACCTAATGTATTTACAACTGGGCTACTAGTTATAGAACCACCCCAAGGACTAGGGATTGTTGATGATCTTGGGGTTAATAAATTAGGAATTGATGCTTTTCTATTTATAAAATTTCTAACAGGAGTTCCGATACGAGAACCAAGTCTTGATAATCTCCCTCCAAAACTATTATCTTTAACATTTATTGGTATATCAATTTTGTTTAAATCAGTAAAATATTTTAATAAAAACTCTGCTTCTCTAGGGTCCATATTCTTTTACCTTTATTTTTATCAGGGTTTTTATAATAATAACACTGGATAATTGCCTATTATTTTGATTAACTTTCCTAATGGGACAACTATTGAGACCTTAACCAAAAACGGACACCAAATGCATCGTGTCTGTTGCCTCAATGAAGCTATGTGCCGATATACAACCTCATTTGATGAAGCTCAGTCATATGCAGAGATATTTGAACAGTCACGCACCTAACCTCTACCCTTAAAAATCTCACTAAACTCTTAAAAACATGAAAATACCCCTAAAAAGCGGTAGGGAGA